ATGGGAAAATATTGATTTGATGGAAAGACAGGCACTTATAGATCCTGAGTTTCAAGTGAAAGTGTTAAATGATGATGGTATGTTTGATATGAAACAAATAGAGTTGAATAATGAAATCGAAAAACAACTCGGTGATGGAAGAGTCAAAAAATTATTAGATCAATTAGAAGATAAAGATATACCTGAGTTACCAGGAGAGTAATTATGCCAAAAATGATAGTTGAGTATTATTTATCATCATCACGAATTCCTAATTTTATTTTGGAAGGTGGAATGTATTGTACTCACAGTGCTACTTACGGAGAGACTTATATAGGTATAACTACTGGTAGTATGTCAGAATCAGAATTACCAACGGGTGTCAATGTTTTAACAAGAAATCAATTTCTATCAAGGTCTGTGTTAATGCCACAGAGTGAAGCCGAACCTTCTGATTATGATGGTGATTATGGCGAAGCAAATGGGCCTCCAGAAATGTCAGGAAGTCAAAAGGTAACATTCGCAACCGCATTATCAGCATCTTGGGCCGCATTATAATTTAATTTTGGGAAAATAGTTTAATAATTATAGTTATGAAAAACAAAGGTCTATTCGACCACATCACACACATTACACAAAAACAGACCAAAGGGTATTGGGATTCTCTAAATGAAACAGAGAAGAAGCAGTGGTCTAACTATATGATACATAGATTTTTGTCTATGAAGATGGAGTATGTGGATATCGTAAATGAGTTTCAGAGATATAATTTGAAACCAAAAGAATTATATAAATTATACACTAATGTTATTCCAAAGAAGAAAGAATGGCTAAAATATGTTAAAGGTAAAAAGACAATGAAATATGAAAAATGGTTATTGGAAATAGTAGCAAAATACTATGAATCAAGTCTTAAAGAAGCTCAAGAATATTTGGATGTATTCTACACAACAGAGCAAAACAAGGCAAATCTAAAGTCTATACTCCAAAAATTCGGAGTAGAACCAAAGGAAATCAAGAAACTAAATCTACCCTAATGGCAAGAGTAAACTATGAAACTCTCGGTAAAATCATCGATGTAGATGAGAAAGACTTAGAGTTTGAAAGGGTTACAAATTCAATAGATGTAGTAGATAGAGAATATGGTGTAGATGTCATATTCGATTATTACAGGCGTCATGGATTTCCCCACTACACAATTCGTGAAGATGAAAAACACGACCATATGAGGAAACTCAAAAAGTTTGATGTTGATACAATATTCATTGACAATCAGATAGTCCAGACTATGCATTGTTTGAGATTGGCTTGGTCATACTTTCCACATTTTTGGGCAGTAAGATGTGGACATTCAAGAACATCACCAATGGAAGCATTCAATGACGACAAAATATTCAAGTCAGTAATTCGTAAGTGTTGGAATTGGGAACAAAAACATTACAAGGGTGAAGATCCAAATGGAGAGAGAAACAAGTTCCACGAAAATAGACTACGACAATCTTTGAAGTTATATTCAGGTGTCCAGGCAGTATCTAATTTCAGACCGACAGCAGCAAAACTAATCTATGAGAAATTTGGTGGTGATGGAACTATTTGGGATATGAGTTGTGGTTGGGGTGGACGACTACTTGGGTTTCTTTCATCATCTAACACCAAACATTACATAGGAACTGAACCATCTTCAAAGACTTACAAAGGTTTATTGCAGATGAGCGAAGAATTCTCGTATATTAACAAAAAAGTTGATATATATAAACAAGGGAGTGAGGAATATCTTCCAAACAAATCTTCTCTCGATTTATGTTTTACTTCACCCCCGTATTTCGATACTGAAAAGTATTCAGACGAGTCCACACAAAGTTATAAAAAGTTTCCTACTCAAGATGAGTGGGTAAATGGGTTTTTGAGAAAGACCATAGAGAATTGTTACTATGGATTAAAAGAGGGTGGTTATATGTTGTATAATATAGCAAACACACCAAAGTATAAATTCATAGAAGAAGAAACAGTAAAGATTTCTAAAGAATTGGGTTTTACCCAAGAAGAAACATTACAATTAACTCTCTCATCAGTTATGGGAGCAGGTTATAAATATGAACCAATATTCGTTTTTAAGAAGGAGTAAATATGACAGATAGATTATTGAAAGTAGATTACGCAAATATGAATGGATTAGATAATGAGACACAAATACTATTTAAAAATTTAGAGTGGGGAATCAATATAAACTCTAATACTATGTATTTGACTTATGAAATAGACCAAGACCAATTATATGCAGTTGTAACACGATTTGATAACTTTATTCATCATAATAAGGATACAGATATAAATTTAATAATATCATCTTATGGTGGTGATGTTTACGCAATGTTAGGAACGATTGATTTTTTCAATTCATTACCAGTAAAAGTAAATACACATTGTCTTGGAGCCTGTATGTCAGCAGCTGCAGTCATATTAGCTTGTGGAACTGGTAAGAGAACAATGAGTAAAAATTCTACGGTTATGATACATGAAGGTTCAGCATTTGAAGTCGGTAAAACCTCGGATGTCTTAAAAGGAGCCGACCACTTGAAAAAATTACAAACAAATATAAATCGTATTTTGGGTGAAGTTACAAACAAAGACCAAGAGTTTTGGGAAGAAGTTTCACGACAAGACACATATTTGACTTCAGAAGAATGTTTAGAATATGGGATTGTGGACGAAATTACTTGACTTTTACATTAATTATTCGTAAATTCCAGTATGAGATAAGGAGATAATATGCCAGAAGTAATAAAAGAGGCAAAAAACAAAAAAGAGGTAAATTCTTATTTGACAAACGACCACGGCGACATTGTAACATTGATGGAACAAGAGTGGCCAGAGATGACCAAAGAATTTAAAAGATTACAGAGAGAACAATATGAATTGTTCTGTCACAAACAACACGATTACGGTCCAGGTAACATAAGTGTTGGAACACAATTACAAACACCTGATGAGATACATTTATCACTTACGGGTTTATGGTTCAGAATGAACGATAAGATACAGAGGTTAAAAACTTTACTAATGGGTAATAGAGATAACGCAGTAGAAGGTGAACCTATGGAAGATGCTTATCTTGATGTTTCCAACTATGGAATAATGGCAACAATCGTAAAAAATGGAAAATGGGGTAAATAATGAGAACAGCAAAATACTTTACAGCCACTTGGTGTGGTCCTTGTAAAGCATTCAAACCAGTTATGAACGAAGTAGTAGGAGAAGGTCATTCAGTTCAGATTCTTGATGTAGATGAGAACAAAGAATTAGCTTCTAAATACGGAGTTCGTTCAGTTCCAACTACTATTATAGAAGAAAATGGAGTTGAAGTAGATAGGTTCGTAGGTGCTTTACCTAAACAATCTGTTATTCAAAAATTAAATGGCTAGAAAAAAATCAATATCATATAGTCAGTTTGCACTATGGGAACAATGTCCATATTCTTGGAAATTGACTTATGTGGATAAGGCAATACCATTCACGGATAATATCTATACGATGTTTGGTACGGCGATGCACGAGGTATTACAAGAATACCTAAGAGTTATGTATTCTGAAAGTATTGTCGAGGCCGATAAACTACTTCTCGATGAGGAACTTGAAGATAGAATGAAAAAAATCTTTATGGAAATCAGACAGAAAAATGGTGGAGAAGAATTCTGTACTAAAAATGAGATGCTCGAATTTTATAATGATGGGTTAAAGATAATTGATTACTTTAAGAAGAAAAGAAATCAGTACTTTAGTAAAAGAGGATATGAATTAGCAGGTATAGAAACACCACTTAGTTATGACTTACCAAACAATCTAAAGTTTCGTGGTTATATTGACTTGATTATTAAAGATACGGTTAGGAATAGAATCAAGATTATCGATATAAAAACATCAACTTGGGGTTGGAATAAGTATCAGAAAATGGATAAGAATAAAACAGACCAATTACTATTGTACAAACAATTTTATTCAAAAGAATTTGATGTTCCGATGGATAGAATTGATGTTGAATATTTTATAGTAAAGAGAAAGTTATATGAGAATACAGACTTTCCACAAAAGAGAATACAGACTTTTATACCAGCAAATGGAAAACCATCTATTAATAAAGTTAATAGAAGATTGGAAGCATTTATGAAAGAGTGTTATGATAAAGATGGAAATATAATTGAACACAATTATGAGAAATGTTCACCACAAAAGAAATGTAAATCATTTACCAAATGTAAGGACTTATAATACTTATTATCAAGATGGAGAAAAATATGATTGGTCAAATTTACACATTAAGAATAAAACTTTCAGATTTTATTGAAACACCTTTAGAAGAAATGGTTATAGATAGTATTAATGCTGCCAATGTCCATCATACTTTTAAATTACAATTATGGTATGGTGAGGGTGAGATTACTGCAAAAAACTTGAAGAAATTTCTTGAAAAATATGAAAGTTTACTTCATTACAAAACTACTATCAG